TGATCGGATTGACATAGTTGACAATGCGATCGACGAAGTTTTCCTTTACGGTAACTTCCTTGCGACCAATCCTGATTGTTTTTGCCATCTATCGACCGTTCGCCGGAGTTGCATTACGCACACGAATACCGCCACGCGTTTCACGATCTACTTTTCTGCGAAGTGTTTCTTCACGTTTGTAGAGCATGGCCAGATCGCCGCGCGACACAGAACGACCCTGAACCGAGTAACTCTGCGCACCGCCCTCGATCGCAGCAATCGCTGCCTGAACGCTTTCGAGTTGAGTGGTATAGGAAGTGATCGCCATTGTTAAACCTCTAAATCAGAAAAACCCAACCATAACTGGCTGGGCTTTTCTGATTTGCGTCTGGTGGGAATCCATTCCCCCAGTCGATCCATCTGTTTCTTTTTTGCGATGGGTTATAGGTTCGTGGGTGGCGCTTCGAGGCTTGCGGTGACCCGTTTTATTGATTCGCTGATTAAATTCAGTTCAACCTGGTAGAGGCGATCGAGCTGGTCCGATAGTCGATTTCGCTGTTTATCACCTGTTGCCGATTCAATCGCCTGGTCAAGTTGGGCAATGCGTGCGCGCAAGGCTTGATGCTGGTCGCAGGATACGCCGAATGAAGCTGCAGATTTATGATTGTCAGCGCTTGGCGTTCGACCATCGCTATTAGGAAGGTTGTCCAGTGCGGTTTGTCGAATAGCGACTGAGGGAGTTTCAACGGCTGCACTTGCGAGACTGGTGATGTCATCAGCAGACGCGAATGAAACACCAGGCAGCAACGACATGTCGGCGCTGGCATTCAGCGAAAAACCGATGCACAGCATCAGCAGCAATAGGAGTTTCTTGATCATGAGCATTTCTCCAGGTAATTGGATTGAAATAGATTTCATAAATTTGGAGCAGGCATTAAAAAACCCGACGCGGTTTCCCGGTCGGGTTTGTGTTGTCGGCGCCAATGTCCAGATTGCCTGAACTATACTGCTTTTTGTCTGGACATCAACTGTTTTTTTCAATCGTCCAATGATTCTATTACCACAGTCTTCCTCGTATAAACCAACGGGCACGATCAAGGATTATGCAAAACTGAGCTCGAGATATCTTCATGATTTTCGCTCGATCCTTATCTCGTTTATATATTTTTAAATATTTCAGTTTGATTGCCTGCTTTTCCTGCTCTGGCAATGCGCGCACCGCCTGCTCAACTCGTTGAACCTCTTCTGGCATTTCCAAAGTGCAATTTCCTGACGCCTGGCCAGCACCAGGGCCCTCGCGCATGAGTCGCGCTATCGGCGTGCTGCCGGGATAACCGAGCGTGGTATGGCCACCACGATTCCATTCAGCCCATGCATCCAGACACTTCTCGACATATTCTGTTTTGCTATCCGTTTTCGTGGCCACTATTTGCCCACTCCCTTGGATCTTACGCGCCGGCGTTTTGTCGTTACGGGTGGCAATGCAATTGCTTTGGGCTTTTCCTGCTGCTCTTCTTCACTAACCTCTTTACCCTCCGGTTCTAGTATCATCGCCAGGCGATCCCAGTCGCGTTTTCGCATGGCATGCACGCGGATCTCGGGGTGCTGGCTAGCAGCGGTGGCATAAACAAATAGATCCAATCCTTCGTTGCAGCGACCTCGCCGCTTCACGAAACGATTCTTTTCCGGATCGAAGACCTCAGCAGTGAGCTGGTCGTAGCATTCCGCTGGCAAGTCTTCAGAAAAATGTATCTTGCGTGCCTCTGGTTCCACTCCCTGATCACTGATTAGTTTGTTGAACAACATGTGCTTGGCGGTGTCGGTGCCGACCTGATAAAGCATCACCCCGCCCTTGATCACCTTGCCGCGCCAGTTCACGTCCTGCGCACGAGGGCGAGGTACCAATATTGGCTTACCCGGAGTATTGGCACCCTGAACAGCTATTAGCCGTCGTGCGGGTTTGGCACGAACAGCGTTATAAACTTCATGCGTATAGTGCCCACCGATATCCATACCGGTGGCCTGGATCAGCATGTCACGGCCATATGCATTGCGTAGCGGAGTATTGAGATATTCTGCTATCGGTCCTTCGCCACGACGGAGTTCCGCTAATAACTGACCGGGGTTTCCGGGAACAACGTTATAGTCCAACCACCAGTGTGTTTCCGCACTTCCGTGGCCCCAGATGGCCAACTCCAGTCGATCGTCCTGCACATCGATAGCGGCGGTGAGAATCAAACAACCCGGCGGTACCTGGCGCAACTTGTACGGCTCCGCTCGTTCCATCAGCAAGTGTGGTTTTACATCGCGGGTGCGGTCTTCCCATGTCTCTGCCAATACCGTGTTGATGAAGCGCTTTAGTTTGGCGTGATCGTCTTGTGCGTCTTTCCACTGGCGCGCGAGCTCGACCCAGCGAAAGCCCAGACCGAGCGGGGCATAGAGCGCATTCCAGTGGTAGCCACGATGCAGGTGGCTGCGTTCAGGATGTTTGGCAATCCATTTGCCTTTGGCGAGCATGCTGGATTTCTCGTGCTCTTCGATCACGCTGCCGCATTCCATGCAGACATACCATGCACGAGTGATAGTTTTATCCCACTGCAGGTTGTCCCATTTGAACAAAATCATTTCGCCGCAGTGCAGGCAGGGCACGTGGAATTGGCGCATATCCGATGCGTTGTATTTGTCCTCAATGCGGGAGGCCTCGGCCATGGTCGGCGTGCTGATATTGAGCTTTTTGCGCCGCATGAAAGTAGCCTGGCGCTGGGTGATCAGACCATCTGGATCGCCCTCTTTGCCTACCGTCCAGGGGAAGCGATCCATTTCATCGTTGACCACGTACATGATTGGCATCGATGCCAGAGACGCTGGCGAGTTGGCGCCAGAGAGAATGAGGATGCCACCAGGGAAGTCTTTGATTGATTCGCTGTTGCTACTGTCGCGTTTGCGGCGCGCGTCGAAGATCTTGGCCAACACCGGCGTATCGATCAGCATCGAATCCAGCCGTTGTTTAACAAAGCGTTGTCGCACCTCGATGGTTGGCATTACATACAGCATGGGTGCCGGCGAGTGATCCATGACGTAACCGATCCAGTTCAGCGCTATTTCAGTGCCGGCGCTTTGCGCCGGCTTCATCAACGTGACTTCCTGGATGGGTGAGCGCACCGACAAGCAGTCCATTGGTTCGCGTGCGAACGGCACCAGCGACGTACGCCAGGGGCCTTTGTGGCCACTGCTCTTGCTGGTCATGATGCGATGCGCGTCTGCCCATTCGCTTACAGATAACGCCCGACGCGGCCGCACTGCAGCAGCGAATGCGCGGCCGAAGATCGCGGCGCCGGAAGGGTGCTGGATTGTTCCTTGAATATTCATCTAACCTTGGTCGATATGTAATACAATTTTGTATTTTCGTGACCTATTGGTTTGTTGATAATTTCAATAATATTGATCTGTTCAGCACCAATACCGAGTTCCCAGTCCCCGCATACCTCGTAACTTCGATCACTTGTTTTTAAGACAACCAGCAATTCATTGTTGGAAATCGCCCAACAGTGATCCCCAATCTTAATATCTTTATTTTTCAGCATTACTCACCCTCCGTCAGTTTCGCCAGCGTCGCGCTCAGGCGATCGGCGATGTCATGCAGCAGCTGTTCGATATACTCCACCATCAAGGCGTGAACTTTGTTTTCATCAGTTTCAACTGCCAGTACAGGCGCAAGTTGATCAGGCAGGTTTTCCAACATTGCTCGCACTATCGTCCCCGCCTCCCCGCCTGTGTGGAGTGCGCTGGCGGTATCACACAATTTCCCAATTAACTTTTCGTGTTCAATCTTTGCCGTCTCCGAGGCGTAGAACTCCTTGACTGCTCGGCTTTCACTGTGGTTTTGGATGCCGCTGGCGCGGGTTTTCTTTTTTGGTTGCTTTGTTTTGCGTGGGTCTTGAATATTAATTTCAAGCCACTTAGATAGTTCCTCAATCGATTTTTTTCCGAGGCCTGGTATTGCGTAAAAATTGACTCCTCTTTTTATTGCATGCAAAACGTCTTTTTTTAAATAAAAGCCTTCTGCTCTCAAGGTATTCTGAATACGTATGTTTGGTAGGTGAGAAAGACCTCCTTGGGTTTCGTCTTCTTCTTGTCGTATCTCTCCAATTTTAACGAGCTCTGCGGCCCTAGTTGGACTACAGCTACCTAACTGCACTCCGATTTCTTTAAACGTTAGGCCTTGTTTTCGCAATTCCAATGCTTTTGCATATCGCTCTCTAGGTGGCATTACTCTATTTTTCGCATGACGTGCTGCCACATCATCCCGGTTCGGATCCTTGGTTTCTTCGATCTTCGCCAGGGAGGCCTCTACCAGGACTTTCTTATTGTTGTCGGTGAATACCAGGCGGCCAGCCTGTGCCAACTTGGTGACATAGGAAGGACTCCAGCCATTAAGCTGGGCAAAGGCCTTTCTTGTCATTTTCTCTGGTTTTTTCATGTCTCAAATCTAATGTTGCATATGTTGCCAATCATGTTGTATGCAAAATATTCACTAACCTTTTGATTAATAATAAATGTTGCATATGTTGCGGGTGTTGCGGGTATATCTATACGCGCGAGACAGTGTTTATTACGCTATGGATGTTTCAGCCTCGTACGCGCACGAGAGAAACCCCACAACACATGCAACACGTGCAACATTGCAAAGAATCCAACGACTTACATCGTTGTTTGCCTGCAACATCACCTGCAACACCTACATCATTTATTCACCTTTCCAGTTTTTAACTCCTTCATTAAACAGATCTGCGCATTCAGTTAGCCAATCGACCTGCTTTTTTTCAGGTGGTTGGTCGGTATTTGGTGGAAATATGAATTTGGTCAGCTTTTGATCTGTGCCTACCCAGCACCGGCACGCCTTCTTATCGCAATCTGATCGTTTGCCAATTTCGGCCAGTAGCTTTGGTGCCGGCGCGTGTCGCGGATATCCAAGGCTGCTACTCCAGTCTCGATACAGTTTGTAGAAGTCTGTTGATTTGCATGGCACCACCGGCACGCCAA